CGACGGCTCGGTGGTCCTGCTCCTCTTCACGACGGAAGCGATCTACACGTGGAGCACAGCTACGCTTCAGTGGCAACCAGTGTCGCAAGACTCGATCAGAGCGACAACGGCGGGGCCGTACAGCGCCGGTGCTAATGTGTTCTCGCTCGACAGCGTCGCGAATGTTACGATAGGAACGCTCGTCGGACTCACACTCGACGACGGCTCGGAACTCATCACGACGGTTACGAACGTCAGTGTTCTCGACATCACGACGACAGACGTGGTGCCAGTCGGTCGCACGGTCGCGAGCGGTGTGGACGTGTTCGTGTCGCCGACTATGCACGGTGACGTGCAGAAGAGCCAGCTTAGCGTCGTCGTCTTCCCCGGCAACGATTGGGTGATCTTCTCGAACGGGGTTGATGAGGTCTCGTACTACTTCCAAGGCGTCGTTACGAAGTTGCCTGACCTGCCGAGTTCGACGACGTGCGGCGCGATTGCGGTGTTCCATGAGACGGTGCTGCTTGCGAACACGACGGAAGGAGGGACGCACCTACCTCATCGCGTTCGACAGAGCGATCTCGGCGATCCGTCGAACTGGACCACTGGCATCGCGGCGATCTACGATCTCCTCGACACGGACGATATCATACTTCGGCTTGAGTCGCTTGGGCCGTGGATGATCGCGTACCGCGAGCAAAGCATCATGCGTGCGTCGTACCTCGGCGTGTTGAATGAGATACTGTTCTGGGAGTATATGACGCAGCTTGAAGGGGCGCAGAGTCAGGGGGCGGTTGTCAACGTCGGGGGAGAGCATGTGTTCGTGGGACACGCGGGTATTTACGCGTACCAGGGCGGCTACACGCTCGACAACATCGGCGACGGCGTGTTCAACAATTTCCTTGCTCCGACTGGCGACTTTAACACGCCCGCTCGTGTTACGCTATTCACGATCTTCCTCGCTGATCTGGATGAAGTTTGGGTATTCTATCCGGCCGGACAGTCGAAGACGCCGAACAAGATGCTCCGAGTTCAACTCGAGAACAACGCGTGGGCGGTCCGCGTGTTCGCGCAGTCGTTCGTCGCCGCGAACCTAGTGCTCCCGTTCGCGCTCACGACATGGGCGACGGCGAAGGGACAGTGGAACTCGTCTCTGTGGGCGCGGCCGTGGGACTCGCGCTCGTTGATCGAGAACATCCCATCGGTCGCACTGAGTCCAGCGACGGCGGATGGACCACTAGAGCTGTATGAATATCGGGCGCAGACCGACACCGGCGCGGTGATCCCATGGACGTTGACGACAAAACAACTTGGCGACGGGTATCAGTTCTCGCGATGGGAGTTGGCGAGCGTGGTCGCCGCTGGCGCTGGCGTCCTCGTCGAGAGGTCGGAAGACGAAGGCGCGACGTGGGTGACGGTCGGCACGTTCGACTTCGGCACGGCACCAGCCATCGCGGCTCCGAACGTGTACATCGACCACGTCTCGACACGACTGCAACTACGGCTTAGTGGCACCGATCCGACGTTCACACTGCGCTACGTCGATGTCGTGTCGCTGGCGGAGACGGAGTGGTGAGATGAGCGAGGAGACAGGTGGCTTCGCGGTGACGGATCGGTTCGACCCGCTCGCCATGCAAGCGTTTATGCGGCAGCCGGAACTCTACTGGCCGGTGCGAGACGCATTGTCGCCGCAGCCAGAGCAGGTGGACTTCGTCGCGCATATGCTTGAGCCGACGGTGTGGACGCTGGCGGGGACACTGCGCGGCCATATCGTCGGGTATGTGCAGTTCGTTGCGCGGACGACGGTGATGGTCGAGCTTACGGCAGGATTTCACCCGCAGTTCCGTGGGCGGATCGCGAAGGCGATTGTGCAGTACGCGATTGGGCTGACGTTCCGTGATCGGGGCGTGCTCAAGATCATCGCGCTCGTACCGACTGACAACAGGGCGGCCCGGTATGGGACAGCACTGCTCGGGTTTCACGAGGAAGCGCGGCTGCGACGAGCTATTGTACGTGCGCCTGACGCCACGGGCGGCGTCCTCCAAGACATTATTATCTACAGCCTCGACCGAGGCGTGGCACACACTAACGGGAGAGCGTAATGACCTCGACACTGTTCGGCTCCGCGCCGAAAGCGACGTTCTCGACTCAACCGACGATCTCGCCAGCCCAACAACCGATCCTCGACACGCTGTCGTCGATCCTATCGAACGCGTTCCCATATCAGCAAGGGGGGTTTGGGCTTGGATCGACCTCGCTTGCGGCGCTCGAAAACCAAGCGATGAACGTGGGCGCAGCGCCAACAGGCGCGCAGACCGGGATCAACACGGCTTCGACGGACGCACTGACGAAGGCGCTCGGGTTCACAGCACCGAACGTGACCGCAGGGACAGTGACGCCAACGAGCGTAACGGGTACGAACGTCAACGCGCCGCAGATCGACTCGACCGCTGCTTTCACGAAAGGCGTGGTTGAGCCGCTCACCGACGACTTCCTCAAGCGGACGTTGCCGAGTATCGCAGGGCAGTTCGGAGGGAGTGCGGGTGGCGCGTATGGGAGTGGATCGAAGAACGCACGTGAGAACGCGGCGACGGACCTGGAGAGGACGCTCGCCGAAAAGGGCTCGGAGTTCGCGTACTCGGCGGCGGCTGCTAATCAGAACGCGACGCTGAACGCGTTGTTGGCGAACCAGAGGACAGGGTTGGCGGCGGGACTCGCGAACCAAGCGACCGATCTGTCGGCGGCGACTGCGAACCAGGGCGCAGGGCTCACGGCGGGCGTGTCGAACCAAAGTGCGAGTATCAACGCGATCAAAGACATCCTCGCGGCGATTGGACTTGCGCCGACGACAGCAACACTGCCTCAGACAGAGCTTGGCGCGAATATCGGGCTGAGCACGGCGACGTTCTCCCCATACCAGCAGATGATCGCCGACCTAATTGCGGGAGGGACAGGACAGACGCAGCAAACGTCTGGTGTAGGGTCGGGTGGGTCGACAGGACTACTAGGGGGGATATTCAGCGGGATTGGAGCCCTGGGGTCTGCGCCAGCAGGCGGCACGTCCGCGCTCGCTAACATTGCGACATGGTTCTCAGATCGCCGCATCAAAGAAGACATTGAGCAAGTTGGCTCTGTCGATGGCTTCCCGCTTTATCGGTTCCGATACAAGGGCACGCCAGAGCGTCATGTCGGCGTCATGGCACAGGATGTCGAGAAACGTGTGCCGCGGGCGGTGAGAGAGATCGGTGGCGTGAAGATCGTGGACTACGGCGCGATTATTGAGGGCGTGCTGAAGGAGGCTGCATAATGCCGACGATTAACTTGCCCCAAGATACCCGAATGGGCGATCTCGGCAAAGGGATCGCTAGTGCGCTTGGAGGGATAGCGAATGCGTTTGCGCAGAACCAGTTGCAGCAAGGCGTCGCTCAAATTATCGGTGACACGAGTATCTCGGAGGATAAGAAGCCCGGCGAGATATTCAAGAAGTTCGGGAACAGCGGGATCGAGACACTTGCGAAGCTGAACGCACTGAAAGAGCAACAAGCGACGATCACGCAGAAGCTCGCGGGGGCCGGACTAACTTCGATCCAGGCCGAGATTGCACGCGCGAAGGCGGGCGTTGCGCCAGCACAGGCACAGGCTGATCTCGCGAAGGCGCAAGCGGAGCCAGCGCACGTAGCGGCAGAGACTGAGAGTCTGTCGGCGGGTGCGGCAGCGACGCGAGCGTTGACGGGTCCACGCGTAGACGCAGAGAACGCAGCAGCTACGTTGCGGACAGCGGAAGCACGTAAGGCGGGCGTGGGTGCGGACATCGAAGAGGAGCGTCTGCGACGTATGCGCGCAGGACCAGGGACAGGTGACGGCCTCGACGCGCAACTCGCCCCGTTCAAACTCACGCCGGAAGAGACGGCGGCGGCGAAGATGACGTATCAAGGGGCCGAAACGAAAGTGCCGGGCAGCGGCGACGCGGCGATGAGTGCGTATGTGCGGAACCTCGTTACGTCGAAGGAGAAACGCGAGGCGCCGAAGCCAGCGACCGAAGGAGACAAGAAAGTTGGCGATGCAAGTGTGCAACACGCGACGAGTGCTCTGCGGTTTATTGATGATTTTAAGCGGGGTGGCGCAAGTCAGCTCGGCCTGTTGTCAGGAGCGAATTTCACGACTACGATGGAACGATATGGATGGGCGACTGGCGACGTACCACTCGTTGATATGTGGAACGCTGCCCAGCAGCAAGTAGCGAGCACAGCAACGGCAGGAGGCGGGTTCTTTTCAGGGGGGCGCGTCAAGCTCGCTCACGACGTGACAGCGGGAATTACAGAGACGCCGTTACACGCACTTCTCGCCACCGATCAAGTCGCTGATCGAATGATAGCTTCATTGGAGAGTCGTATTAGTGGGTCGGAGGGGACAAGTACAAATACTAAACCTCTTCAAATAGCACTCGATAAATGGAAGCAGGTTAAGGCGACGACAGGGACGTTTAAGAGTGACACGACGGCGGACGGGCAGCGGACGATTGCGTACTTCGAGGGGAAACAGATCGACCCGAAGACGTTTAAAGTGTTGCTCGACCCGGAGAAAGTGTACGATCTCGGCGGCGGACACAAAGCGACGGGCGCGGCTATCGCACAGAAAGCGAGCGAGGCAGGGAAAGACCCGGCGACCGCGCTCGAAGAATACCGCAACCAGTTCAAATACACGGGGCCGCGATGAGTGATCTGCCTGATCTTGCTCCGGCGACAGCGGCGCAACGCGTAGCGATACCGGAGGGGGCGATACCGCCCGCTGCGCCGCGCGACGCCACACCGGCGTTTGTCGGACTCCGGTTTCGAGCGCAAGATCACGCAGACGTGTCCTCGCTTAACCCCGAACTTACGGCGCGTGCGAACCGGCTGTACGAGATGATGCCGTCAGAGTTGCAGAGTCAAGCGGCGGTGACTTCGGGGAGACGATCTACTGCGGAGCAAGCGCGTCTATATGCCGACTATCAGGCTGGTGGGGGGCTGGCGGCGCGACCTGGACACTCTCAGCATGAGCTGGGGGCGGCACTCGACTTCAACGCGTCGAGTCCGGCGGCATTGAAGTGGCTGACGGAGAACGCACCGAAAGTGGGTCTGGAGTTCCCGTTTGGGGGGAAAGACCCCGGACATATGCAGTTGTCCGAGGCGGGCTCTCAGTCAGCGAGCGTGGTTGACCGGAAGCGGTTGGCGGGCATTGACGACTTGCCGGACTTGCCCGCAGTGGGGACGGCGTCGAGTGCCGCACCGGCAGGTTCGGCGGTGCCGCAGTCCGAACTACTGACGAGTGAAGACCAGATACCGACGGGAGGGACTCAGGAGTATAGTCGGGCGAGTGCGGCTCTACTCCACGGGATCACGCGGGGGATGGTCGAACCGGCGCTCGCCATGGCGCAGATGACACTACCGCGAGAGCAGATGGCTCCGATTGAGGCGAGACTACGGCAGGTCGAGTCGGACTATGC